AGGTAGGTTTTTCAACGACAATCGGCATTTGCATTTTAGGCACCTTTGTTTTTTGCTGGCTTTTCAGCCTTGTTCAAAATCGTTTGATTGCTGTTTTTTTCTGCCAAAACACCGGACTTGATAAGATGTGCGACATCTCGCGGTTCGGCTTCCCGAATGTCACCGGCATAATACATTTTGTCACCAAAATGCTGCCTTCTAACCTCGTATTGCATTCGCTTTCCTTTCAATAGGAAAGGGCGGTTTCCCGCCCCTTCTATTTCGGTTAATTGCTGCCACCTGCTGCGGCTGTGACAGTTCCGTAGATGAATGCTTCCGGACGGTAGACTGCCAAAGCCAAACGTTCTTCGGCTCGGATTGAGACCATATTTTCGGAGAAATCGTCGCCGTTGTAACCGGCTTGAATTCGGCTATCCCACTGGTCAAACACTTGGGCGCCCATCTTGAACGCACCTGTTAAAAACTTGCCAACCTGAATTGACTGTGTAGTAACGACGGGTAATCCCCACAATGTCGGCGCGAGAGTGCCTTGTGGTGTGCCGATAATATACCGGCCTTCATTGTCCTTCAGCAGTTCAATGCTCGTCCAGTCGATAGGGTTCAGTACGTGCCCAGTTGCCGGATATTCCGCAAGCGATGCCTGCAACATGGCTATTCGCAAAACGTCAATGCCTGTAACTGTTGCCGGTGTTTTTAAACCAGCCGGTTCTGCGTACTTTGTGGCCTGTGGGATAATACCAAGCATATTATTGCCCGTACCGTCACCGTTAAGGAGCTGCTGCTCTTCAGCAAGCTTCAGCCCATAGATTAACTTTTCGTCAATCTGCGACTGGAGTTGTGCTACATCTGATAATGCTTGCAGGCTAACTCGCATCAAATGTGCGATTGTGACGGTAATTGCTTTTTCTTGCTTATATGAAATATCCGAATACGGCTTCTTAGAACCTTCCGGAACGATAGATGCGTTGTTTGTAAAACCTGTCTCGCGGGTAAACGGGATAAGCGGCGAGTTTGTGTGACCGGGCGAAATCAAATCTCGAATAACAAGCTTGCGTTCCGGCATCTTTTGGATACCAGGTAGATAGTTTGGCACGATTGCCGCGCCAACATTGCCAGCCGCCCCTGTGTCCGCCGTGGTAATATCGCCTTTAATATGCATGGCAAACTTCGTATCGCT